CGTCACTCACACCTTGCGACCTTTCATCGAAAAGTTGGAATGGTCTTACTCTCGCCTACTACCTGAGCAAGCCTTCCTCAAGTTCAATGTCGATGGCCTCTTGCGCGGTGACTTCAACAGCCGAATCACTGCCTACTCAACCGGCTTGCAGTCTGGCTTCATGAGCATCAATGATGTGCGCCGAATCGAGGACATGACCCCTGTTGATGGTGGCGATGTCTACCGAGTGCCTCTAGCCAATGTCAACCTCTCAGCTGCTAACTTGCCAGAACAGCAAGGGAAGATTGAAATGGTCAAGGCCTTGATTCAGGTTGGTTTCGATCCAGAAGAAACTCTCAAGGCTTTCGGTATCGCTGCTATCGCACACAGCGGTGTCCCTTCGACTCAGTTGCAAGCGGTGGCAACTATTGACCCTGCTAACCCTGCTTCGGTTTATGGGGTCTAATGACTGTCAAAACTTATGCATACACTCTAGCCTCGGGGGTTAGGACTTTAGTAGTTCCTGCCAGCACCTCGGTTCAGCATGTGTGCATCCACAACCATGAACACAACCAGAATAAAGAAATCTTTGTTGGCGGCTCTGATGTCACTGTTGCTAATGGTATGCACGCCGTAGCAACTCAGACTGGTCAGGTTCAACTTCTTCCAGGTGATGAGCTGTATGCCATAACCAGCGAGAGCGATCTAAATCTAAGAATATTGGTGGTCAAGTAATGCCTTATTTCATAACTCAAGAAAATCCAGACTGCTCAGGTTGGGCTGTCGAAGATGAGGCTGGCGCGGTGCTTGGTTGCCATGACACCAAACAGTCAGCGATTGATCAGGCTGTGGCGGTGAGCATCAACACTGATGAGGAGTTTGTTGGCGAGCGCGCTGCGGTAGATTCCCTCCAGCCTGGTGACTATGTTTCTTGGAATGTCTTTGACCCTGAGATTCTTGCCGAGGTCGAAATGACTAAAGGCCAGATGGCTGTGTTGAAACTGTATGAGGAAGAGGATGGTGTTTTTACTGCCACCGATAAGTTCCTTATTCTCAATGTTCTAAAGCTGGAGAAGATTGCTCGCCCTGAGATGATTGCTGAGAAGTTCGAGGATATCGAAACCGATACCCCTGAGCCAGTGCTTGAGCAGGTTCGCGCAATCAATGAGGGCGCACCGGCTTATATGCGAGCAGCAGCCAAGCGCGGTTTGGAATACTATGCCGAAGGTCTAGCCGGTGATGGTGTGGTTGAGCGAACTGTCCGCGAAGCCAGAGCAATGGCTGATGGCGAGATTAGCGATGACAAGTGGGTTCGCATTGCCGCTTGGATTGCTCGCCACCTTGTAGACCTAGACAGCCCAGATGCAGACCCAGCCTCGGAGAACTATCCTTCGCCTGGTGTTGTTGCCCACCTTCTTTGGGGTTCAGGGCCATCGAAGCGAGCAGCAGAGCGCACTCTCGCATTTGCTGAATCGGTTGTTGCTAGAATTAGGGAAGAAGAGAGAGGCACTATGACTGATCTAGTAATGGATGAGGCTCGCGCTAAGTGGCTTAAGGTTGCCTATTCAATCAAGGCGAAACTAGAAGGCACTGTTGAGGGTCGCGCTATTGGCGGTCGCGAAGTTCGCACCAACCATGTCGAGTTGCGCGCCGAAGGCGATGGTCGCACTTTCACAGGTTATGCGGCAGTCTTTGGTCAGCCAAGCCTCCCACTACCTTTCACCGAGATTGTCAAGCCTGGCGCTTTTAAGCGGTCGCTTCAGTCGCGCTCTCGCATGATGCTTCTGTGGAATCATGACACCTCAAACCCTTTAGCCTCAACTCGCAATGGTTCGCTTCAGATGGTCGAGGACTCAGTTGGGCTAAAGGTCACAGCAACCCTGCCAGACACCACCCTTGGTCGCGACATCGCAGAGCTTGTTCGCACAGGTGTCATTGATGCCATGTCATTCGGCTTCGCAGTCAAGAAAGACTCTTGGTCACAAGATGGAAATACTCGCTACCTAGAAGATGTTGACCTTTTCGAGGCCAGCATTGTTAGCACCCCGGCTTATGAACAAACCTCGGGAACTATTGCAGTCCGCGCAGTAGACACCATCTCAGCCGACCTCCTAGCCGAAGCCTTGCTGAAGATTGAGTCAGGCGAGGAACTAGACCCAGAGCAGGGCGCACTAATCGGTGCGGTCATTGGTAAACTAACTAAGGTTGAAGAGCCAGAAGTTAAAGAACCTGAAGGTGACATCACTGCTCTCTATAAGGCAAAGCTCGCGCTTGCCGAGATTGGAAACTAATGGCTACCTCAGCAGATATCAAGACCGCAATCGAAGTCATCAAGGAAGTTGCTGGCAATCCAGAAGTGGGCGCTGTCAAGGAACTGATTGACCTCCTAAACTCCAGCACCGCGCCCAAAGAAGTGCGCGTAGTTGCTGCGAAAGAGGCTCGCTAACCCCTATCTGCGAGCCGACCCCCAGAGAGTTTTTCCCTTTCGCTCTGGGGGTTTTCGCTTACCCAAAGCGACTATGTAGCAACCTTGTAGAATATAACTAGGTTCTGAGTTCCTCGGCCTGTGTCTGTTCAGAGTTCCTCGGCAGAATCCCCTAATTCAATTTAACAAAGGAAACAACTATGTCAGAGTTCGTAAAGAGCCAGGCAGAAGTTCGTAATAACCTTGTTGCCCAGATGCGCGAAGTCATTGACTTTGCCGAGGGTGAGAAGCGCGGACTATCAGCCGAAGAGATCCAGAAGATTGAGCGCCTAGAGGCAGACATCGCACAGCGCGATGCCTCAATCGCAACCGCACAGCGCATTGAAGAGCGCGCAGCCGAGGCTTCATTCGCTGCTGCTTCATTCGCACCTGCAACCGCAGCAACCTCAACCGATGCAGACTTGCTTCGCGCAATCGCTCGCGGTGAAGTTCGCGGTCACGAGTTCAACCGCGAAGCTCGCGCTGCACTTGTTCCATCTGCGAACACGGTAGGACAAAGTTTTTACAACCGTGTTTTCGAAGTGGCTTCGATGGTCGGCCCCCTTCTTACCACCTCAGAGGTATTCAACACTCAGAGCGGCGAGAATCTAGTTATCCCGACCGTAACCGCAATTTCATCTGCTGGTTCAGTTGCTGCTGGTTCAGCAATCGCTGAGTCTTCCCCAACCTTCTCGTCAATCACCCTTGGCGCTGAGAAGTATGGTGCGCTTGTATCAGTTGCTTCAGAGCTTGTATCAGATGCGGGTTTTGACATCACCTCATACATCGCTCAGGAACTTGGTAAGGCGATTGGTATTCAGACCAACTCTGTTCTAACCACCAAGTTGGTTGGCGCTGCTGGTTCTGCTGTTACTGGATCCACCGCCGTCAGCGGTGCATTCAGCTACGAGAACCTAATCGACCTAGTATATGCAATCGATGGCTCAGCTCGTATGCTGCCAACCACCGGATTCCAGATGGCTAAGTCGGGTCTAGCGACTGCTCGCAAGCTCAAGGATGGCAACGGTTCATACATCTGGACTGACTCTGCTGTTCCTGGACAGGCTGCAACCCTTCTTGGCTATTCAGTATTTGAGAACCCTGCAATGGCAGCCGTAGCGACTGGCGCTAAGTCAGTTATCTTCGGTGACCTAGCCTCATTCAAGGTTCGTGTTGCTGGCGGTGTTCGCGTTGACCAGTCGGCAGAATACGCCTTCGCTAACGACACCGTGACTTACAGAGGATTGACTCGCCTTGACGGTGCGCTCACGCACTCGAGCCATGTTGTTTACTTCAAGGGCGGCGCATCTTAAGCCACTCCTCGGAGTAACAACCGGAAACCCCTCAGTGTGCGTAGGCACTGGGGGGTTTCCTCTTACCCTGATACTTTGCTAGAGTGTTAGGGATGAAAGGGAATCAATGAGCAAAAGCAAAATCGAAGGTCTTATCTCTGTCTGGTCTAACTCACCTGATCAGCCCACAGGCTACGGCCAGCAAGCTGGTTATCTAGTTGACCGCCTAAAGCGCGATGGGGCAAAGGTAGCAGCCTTGTCCAACTATGGGCTTGAGGGCAACCTAAGCACCTATCAGACTAAGTTTGGTAGCATCCCTCATTATCCGCGCGGCTCTGAAGCCTATTCGAATGATGTCGGCCCTATGCACCATGCTCACTTCAAAGCCCAACACCCTAATCTGCCTGATGCCCTAATCGGCTTGTATGACTGCTGGGTTATCAAGGGCGCTCAGTGGGATAAGGTCAATATGGGTTGGTGGACGCCTCTCGACCATGTATCCATGCCGCCTCTGGTTGAGCAGTTCTTGCGCAAGGAGAATGTCACCCCTATCGCTATGGCCCCGAATGGTGTCCGCCAGATGGAAGCTAAGGGGATTGAGTGTGAGTATGTGCCGCATGGCATTGACACCAAGGTTTACAAGCCGACAGCGACCATCGAGGGGCAACCTGCTCGCGACTACATGGGGCTAAAGGATGAGTTTGTGGTTGGCATGGTTTCGGCTAACAAGGCTTCGGGATTGATTCACCGCAAGGCTTTCAGCGAGAACCTGCTTGCCTTCTCTATCTTCCGCCAGAAGCACCCTGATGCTGTCTTGTATATGCACACCGATCCGCTTGGCACTCAGGGCGGTTGGCAGTTGCTTCCTATGCTTGCCGCTTATGGGATTCCTAAAGAGGCTGTCATGTTTCCGCCGTTTGTGGATTACCGTTACGGCATGAGCCAGCAAACCTTGGCGGGGCTTTACAGCGCGATGGATGTTCTGCTTGCGCCTTCCTATGGCGAGGGCTTTGGTATCCCTACGGTCGAGGCTCAGGCTTGTGGCACTCGGGTAATCGGTTCTAGCTGGGGCGCAACCCCTGACTTGCTCTCTGAGGATTCTTGGATGGTTGAAGGTCAGCCGATGTGGGATGCTGGGCAGAATGCTATCTGGCAAGTTCCGCTTGTGCCTTCGATTGTCAATGCGCTTGAGGAGGCTTATCAAGCCAAGCGAGGCACTAGCCAGGTTGCGGTTGATTTCGCTAAACAGTTCGATGTCGAAACGGTTTGGCAGAAGCACTGGTTGCCTGTTATCGGTCGCTTGCTAAACAAATGATTCCTGTTCTTGGCTTCTGCACCCTGAAGCGATTTGACTTGGCTGACCGCTTGCTCGCTTCGATTGATTACCCTGTTGAGCATCTGGTCATTATTGACAACTCGGGGCTGGGTTCGACCGGCTACACCCCTAAGAAGCCTGATTCTGTTAAACACCTGTGGACTCTCAGGATGCCCTTTGGACTGGGTTTGGTTGGTGCTTGGAATCTGATTATCAAAGCAACCCCTTATGCCCCCTATTGGCTTCTGGTGAATGATGATGCCTATTTTGAGGCTGGGGCTTTGGAGAAGATTGCCAGCGAGGTAGACACTCAGGCGCTCAACTTCCTGACAATCAACACAGCCTGGTCAGCGGTTGTTTTCGGCGAGGGCATGGTAGATAAGGTTGGGCTTTATGATGAGCGCTTCTATCCGCTCTATTTTGATGACAATGATCTAGAGCGCCGAGTGCGCCACCATGGTGTGCCTATCAAGACCATTGATGCGGTTGTTCACCATGACAACAGCTCAACTCTCAACAGCGGTTTCTCGGTTCAGAACTCTAGAAGTTTCGGTGCTAACTCGCGCCTGTTCGATGAGAAACAAATGGATGGCGATTTCAGCCAAGGCGGTTGGACTCTCAAGACTCGGAGGAATAACCGATGGGATTAACTGTTTATACCGGCGGCTCTTTCGATTTGTTGCACTGGGCGCATGGTGACTTCCTCAAAAAGTGCCGAGAACTAGCAGGGGCAGATGGCAAGGTAAGTGTCGCTCTAAACGCCGATGAGTTTATTCTTTCCTATAAAGGCAAGGGGCTGGTCATGAACTATGCAGAGCGAGCTGCCGCGCTGATGCACTTGAAATGGGTCGATGAGGTAATCCCTAATGTGGGTGGCTCGGATAGCAAGCCAGCCATTGAGTATGTCAAGCCTGACCTGATTGTGATTGGTTCAGATTGGGCTAGGCGCGACTACTATTCCCAGATGGGCTTTACTCAAGACTGGCTGGATGAGCGCGGTATTGGGCTTGTTTATATTCCTTATACGGCTGGCATCTCTAGCACCGAGATAAAGGCAAGACTAGCCAAGCGATAGAATAGAACTATGATTACCAATGGATATACAACTCTTGCAGAGGTAAAGGCTGCCCTGCGCATCACTGACACCATTGATGACTCACTGCTTGAGATGGCTATTGAATCTGCCAGCCGACTTCTAGACTCATACACCGCGCGCTCTTTCTACACTCAGGGATCAGCAACCGCTCGCTACTTCGCAGCAGACAATGACTTTGTTTGCCAGATTGATGATGCAACCAGCATCACCCAGGTTGCCACTGACTTCTCGGCAGATGGCTCTTATGACACCATTTGGGCAAGCACCGATTATGAGTTGCTTCCGCTGAATGGGCGCATTGATGGTTTGGCTGTTCCTTACAATGGCCTCCGCGCTATTCAGGATTACACTTTCCCTTATCTCAATGGTGAGGGCTTGGTCAAGGTTACTGGTGTTTGGGGCTGGGCTGCTATCCCTATTGCTATCAAACAGGCTTGTATCATTCAGGCAAGCCGAATCTTCAAGCGTCTTGACTCGCCGCTTGGTGTGCTTTCATCGCCAGACCTAGGCTTTATGCGAGTTGGCTCAAAGCTTGATCCAGATGTCGCACAGTTGGTTGACCCTTACAAGATTGTGAAGTTTGCTTAATGGCTTCGATTGCTTCGCTTCGCACGGGGATTGCCACTAACCTCGGCACTATCTCTGGGCTTCGCACCTCTGCAACCGGCTTTATTCCTGACAATGTGAATCCGCCTTATGCCATTGTTGCCCCAAGCACTGTGGACTATCACAAGAGCTTCTCTACTGGCGGTCTAAATACTTACAACTTCACAGTCACTGTGGTTGTTGGGCGCGTATCTGAGCGCACTTCGCAAGCAAGCCTAGATGCTTACTGTTCCCCAACAGGGACAGCATCTATCAAGGTTGCGGTAGAATCAGATAGGACACTAAGCGGAAATGCTTATGACTGCGTAGTGACCGGCATGAGAAACTATGGATCAATTACCATAGCGGAAAATACCTACTTGGCAGCCGAGTTTGACTTGGTTGTTCAGGCTAACTAACTAGGAGAAATACAATGGCAAAGTTTGTTGCTACTGATTACAAGGTGACTGTCAATGGCACTAACCTTTCGTCATCGCTAACCTCTGTTGACCTATCGCTTTCAAGCGATGAGGTTGACACTACTGCTTTCGGCGGTGCATGGCGCACTGTCGCTGGTGGTCTACAGTCAGGCTCAATCACCTTGAACTTCAACCAGGATTTCGGTGCTGGTTCAGTTGATGCAACCCTGTTCCCGCTGTTCAACACTGCGGCTACTGTAGTCATCACCCCAACCTCAAGCTCGGTATCGGCTACCAATCCGAGCTATTCTGGCCTCTTTTTAGTTTCACAATATCAGCCATTCGCGAGCTCTGTCGGCGATCTAGCCCAGCTTTCAGTAACCTGGAACTCAGCAGGAACTATCACCCGCGCAACTGCTTAATTTCAGGTAGACTCTAACTCATGAAGATTAACCTGCGCATTGAGTTTGTGTCTGGTGAGTCGCAGGAAGTTTCTGCGACCGCCCCTGATCTTGTTGCTTTCGAGGACAAGTTCAACTTGAGTGTTACAAAGCTCGAGTCTGAAATGAAGTTCACTCACCTAGTCTGGCTTGCCTGGACTTCGTTGAGCCGACAGAAACTAACCAGCAAAGAGTTCGATGCTTGGTTGGCTGATGTCGCTTCGGTAGGGCCTGAGTCCTCCCCAAAATAGTTGGGCTGGGCGATAGTTCCGCTCATTGGTATATCGCCAGCCTTGCTTGTGAAACAGGCATTGCCCCTCGAGTGCTGATGCAGGAGAGTGAGCGGATGCTTTGGACTATGGGTAGATACTTGGTTAGCCGGAATCTGCCTAAAGGCTAAAAGAAAACCCCCTGATTATCTCGGGGGGTTTTCTTCTGTCTAGGCTGCTATGGTTTCTAAGCCTTGAAGTCTGAACTGGTTGCCACTTAGGACAGCGCCAGCCGCGAGGTCTAGCATCCGCTGAACTTCCTCGGCGGTGAAGTTACCCGATCGCACCATGTTGGCAAACTCATCTGCATTGGTAATGGCATTGTAGGCAAGGCGAACAACTAGCCCCTGCCAGTAGGCATTGCCATGAGGAATCTTGTCAAGTCGCAGAGTTTGTAGGGCTTCGCTTGACCAGTTGATTGTCTTGTCAATGAAGTCACCTTCTTGCTTCATCATGAGGTTTGCCCAGTAGAAGTCAGCAGAACTGTAATCAATAAAGTTCCAATAAGCCCAAGCCCTTGAGTAATACTTGCTAGTTTCAATCTCACCCCCATCAATGATGATTAGGTGGGCAAGCACTTGACCATGCTCATCTTTGTAATCCGTTGGCTGATAGATGACAGTTAGAGAAGAGCCGCCATCGGCTACTGTATAAGTTGCTGGAACTGCTAGGCGAGTCTCAGCTTTCCAGTCTTGTTCAATGCCTTCAATTTCAAAGCGGTGTGCCTCTTCTAGCATCTCTGGTGAGTCGCTCAAATAGTCAAGCACAGCATCCCAGCGAGATGAGTTACCCAGGCGCTTTGCCTCTTGAGCTTCTTCCATCTCGATATATAGGTCTGAGGTGCTTCGGATTTCTAGAGTGGTTTGCATTTGGTTCTCCCTTTGTTTTCAGTGTGTGTTGCTGATGTGTCTAATGTAGCACAAGTTTCACAGCAAGCAAGCAAATAAGACAAGATTTCTTCGAGCGGTAGAATAGAAGCATGGCTAAAGACTTCCAATTCCAGATTGCCTCATTTGAGCGCATGGGCGGAATTGGTGACAATCTAACGGTTACAGACATCCGTAGACTTCAGAAGCGACTGCGCGACATTGATCCAATGCTTCGCACTCAACTTTTGCGCGATGTCAAAAAGGTTGCTGTTCCAACTGTTGATGCGGTTAAGTCTGCCATTGGTTCTGTAACCCCTAACAGCGGTATGCTTCGACCAGGTGCGCGCCTCAACTGGAACAATGCAATCGATGCCAAGGGGCGCTCGCACAAGGCGCTAGATGTTAAACCTGTATTCCGAACAGCGATGTCAGGGCGCTCGACTGTTACCAACCTAGTCACAGTAAAATCTGGCAACCCTGCTGTTACTCTTGCTGATATGGGTGGGCGCTCGGGGCGCTATCTAAATGCCGGCTACAAGGGTTCTGGCTACACCAAAGAATATTCCTATAAGGGTGGCACTCGCCGTCACAAGGTCAATGGACAGTTTCGCGGTGTTGTAGAAAAGATTGGTAACTCGCCATCTCGCTTTATCTGGCCAGCCGCTGAGAAATCTATTCCAGCAGCGCGCGAAGCAATTGAGAAGATTCTTCGCGATGCCTTCACTCGCATTAACTCGAAAGGCTACTAATGGCGCAATCAGTTCTCATCCCCTTAAAAGCGGTCTTTGATGACAAGGGTATAAAACAAGCTCAGGCTTCTTTTGGCCAACTTGGCTCATCACTAAAGGGTATTGTCGGCGCTGCTGGTATCGCTGTGGGCTTGGGCGCTATTGTTTCGAGCCTCAAGGATGCGACCAAAGCGGCTTCTGAGGATGTCAAGTCACAGGCACTTCTAGCCCAGCAACTTCGCAACACTGTGGGCGCTTCTCAAGAGCAGATCGATTCTGTTGAGAAGAGCATTGCTGCAATGGAACTTCAGGCTGCGGTTGCTGATGATGTGATCCGCCCAGCCTTTGCTACTCTTGTCCGAGCAACTGGCGATGTCACTCAGGCAACTCAGCTCACTAACCTGGCTCTGGATGTTGCTGCTGGCACAGGTAAAGACCTTGGCGCGGTGTCTATTGCTCTCGGTAAAGCCATCAATGGCTCAACTACTAGCTTGACCAAACTTGGAATCAACCTCAAGGGCGCATCTGATCCAATCGCTGAACTGACCAAGCAGTTCAATGGCGCTGCCGCTGCTGCTGCCGATAATGATCCTTATGCTCAACTAACTGTTGTTTTCGGCAGACTTCAAGAGCAAATTGGAACTTATCTGCTCCCATACCTGGAGGATTTTGCTAACTACATAACCTCGCCCGAAGGTCAGGCTGCTCTTACTGAGTTTGGTGATGGTGTTGGCGAAATCGCCGACAATGTGCTGAAGCTGGGTAAGAACCTTGGGTCAGAGGAATTTCTTAGTGGACTTGCCTCATTCTCTAGCTTCCTCGCTCAGTTGTCGGGTGGCGAGTTCGGTGGTGCGCTAAACACAATTAATGACCGCCAGACCGAGCTGTCAAAGAATCTCGAAACTCCTGCGATGCGCGACCTGCGCCTTAGCACCAAGGCTAAGAGTAGCAACAAGGAAATCGCCGCCGCCGCAAAGAAAGAGATAGCAGCGGTTAAGAAAGCGGAGAAGGAAACTCGCGCCGCTTACAACCGCTATGCGGCTCTGGAAGAAGTCGGCAAGTCGCTGAAAATGAATATTTACAGCACTGGGACACCGCTCAAGGGCAGTGACTTCTTGCCAGAAGAAACAGATGGTTCAAAGACATCTAAGAAGGTAGACACTGCTGCTAAGTTGGCTGCTGCTGATGCCAAAGCACTTGCCAAATCTATCGCTGATGCCAAAGCACTTGCCAAATCTATCGCTGATGCTAATGCCGAAATGGAAAAGGCAAAAGCCGAAGGAATCAGGAAAGCAGCCCAAGCCACTCAAGAAGCCGCCGAAGCAGCCGCCAGCGCAGCCAAAGAAATTGTTGACCAACTACAAAGTGTTTCAGATGCTGCTCAGACAGAGGCAAATAAATACACTCAAGCACTAACCCCTCTCGCCCCAACTGTTATCGAGGTTTATCAAACCGCTGTTGACAACCTCGCCAGACTGCAAGAAGAATCACAGCGCACCCTTGATGACATGGCTAAGGGCATGGCTGATGTCAAGGCTCAGGCTAACTCGGCTGCTACCGCCTTCAAGGATTTGGCTAAGACCTCTGCCCCTATCGGTGCTTGGGAACAGAAACTCAATGAGTCTTTCGCTAACCTCACCGCTTCAGCAGGCAGCGCTTTTAATAACAAGCTCATCACCGAGGATGCTTACAAGAACCTCAAGGCTTATGCTGCGCGCGAGAAGGCTCTGCTCACCGATATCGCTAAGAGGCGAGATGCACTAGCGGAGAAGATTAGCCTCGCTAAGACTCTCTATGCCAGCACCAAGCAAGCCATCATCGGCTTCGGTTCTATCACCGGACTGCTCAAGCAGCAGAGTGAAACTATCACCGAAACTAGCACCAAGATTATCGATGGCATCGCAGTCACCTTCAGCAAGACCTTCGAGAAAATCACTAGCACCAACCTAGTCGATGAGTATAAGAAGATCATTGACAAGACTAAGGCTTTCGCTGGCAACCTAAAGATGCTTCGCGACCAGGGTCTGAACAAGGAACTGTTTGCTCAGATTGTTGGCGCAGGTGTTGATGTCGCTGGCGAAACTGCTGCGGCTATCGCGGCTGGTGGCCCTGCGGTTGTTACTGAACTCAATGGGTTGTTTGAAGAGCTACAAACCATCGGCAGCCAGGTTGCTGAAACAACCACTGTTGTCATGTATAACAATGGCAAGGATGTCGCTGGCGGTTTCATAGAAGGTTTGATTTCTGAAGATCAGGCTCTTGCCGATGCCGCAACTTCTATCGCCGCCATCTTTGCGGACACCTTCCAAATCCAACTAACCAGTGCGATGGATGCTGTGTTGGCAGCTATGAAAGCGCAGTTGCAGTTGGCTATTGATGCGGCCATGGCTGCCTTGGCTAAGGCTAAGGCAGAGTTGCAAGCGGCTGCTGACAGCGCGAATAAGGCAGCCGCCGATGCTGCTGCTGCCTTGGCTAAGGCTAAGAATGTGGCACAAGCTGCCGCTGTCGAAGCCGCTGGGCCATCAAAGGGCTTATATTTGAGTCAGTTTGTTGCTGCTCAAAATGCTTTTATGGATTCGCAAATTGCACTTGGTAATACTCCAGATTTTAGTGTTGCCAATGGTGGATCTTTTGGTCGAAGTGGTTACACAACAAACTCCAACACAATTGGTCGAAGTGGTTACACAACAAACTCCAACACAATAAATGTTTCAGTCAATGCTGGCGCTATTGCTAACAAGCAAGAACTTCCGCAAATGATTGTTGATGCTCTTGGCACTTACACTCGACAGTCTGGTGCTGGTGGTCTAGTTAGAATCTTGGGGATTCAATAATGGCGCTTACTGAAAAAGTTGAAGTTGGTTTTGATTTAACAACTGCTGGTGGTCCATTCCTAACCTTGGATGATCCTGTTGCCGGACAGTTGGATAACCCTGCATGGCCTCTGGGTGGTCTGACTTTCTATGACATCACCTCTCGGGTGCGCTCTTACAGCATCAACCGAGGCAAGTCGCGCCAACTGGATGTGTTCCAGGCTGGTGTTGCTTCGGTTGTTTTGAACAACAATGACCGCGCCTTTGACCCAACCTTTGTCGCTTCGCCTTTCTATGGGCAGATTATTCCTAAGCGCGAAATCCGCATCACCTCCAATGGGATTGTCCAATACAAGGGTTTGATTGATGACTGGAACTTGGACTATGCCCCACAGGGTGACAGCACCGCTCTGGCGGCTTCCTCCGATGCTTTCTCACAGTTAGCCAACCAAACTCTTACTGGTGGCACAGCAACCCTGCAACTGTCGGGTGCGCGCATCAACACCATCCTCAGCTCAACAGATGTCGAATGGCCTACCGAAAGCCGAACCATTGATTCGGGCGAAGTTTATATGGGCGCGGATGTCGTACCTGTCGATGCCAATGCCCTCACCTATTTGCAAACCATTGAGCGCTCAGAGGGTGGTCGGTTCTTTGTCGGCAAGAATGGCAATATAGTTTTCAAAGACCAGAATGGTGTGCAGCCTAACTCTGCCGACTTCCTCACCCTGTCCGATGATGGCACAGGAATCAAATACACCGGTATGCAAGTTGTTTATGGTTCAGAGCTTCTTTACAACCAGGTTGTTGCTTCATCAACAACTGCTGGCGGCACAGCGATTGCCAATGACACTGACAGCCAACAGGCTTATGGTATTCAAACCCTGACCTATACCGATTTGTTGAGCGCCTACAACACCGATGTCGATGCTTTGGCAGTGAGCCTTGTCAAGCAATACTCTGCACCTGAGTTCCGCTTTGAAGCGGTGACAGTGAACTTGGATGAGATTACTACCGAGCAAGCAACACAGGTTTTGGGTTTGGAGATTGGTTCGGTTTGTGAAATCAAGTTCACCCCAAATGGTATCGCCCCAGCAATCCAGAAGTATGCGGAAGTCATTTCAATTAGTCACAGCGCCGATGTCCGCCGACACTCAATCACTTTGGGCTTCTCGACCCTCGACTATATTGGGCTAATACTTGATGACACAATCTTTGGTAAACTAGATACAGCCACAGTTGGCTAACAGAGGAGAATCATGCCAGGTTTAGGCCGTAAAACTTTCACAGCAGGCGAGGTGCTGACTGCTGCCAATGTGCAGGGTTATCTTCAGGATCAGGCTGTTATGGTGTTTGCCGGAACTGCTGCGCGCTCATCGGCTATCTCAACTGCCTCTAACGGCATGATGACTTATGACACTGTGACTGACAAACTTGATCTTTACTGCCACAACTCTTGGCAGGGTATCAACTATTCAAGCATCACTAACTCGACTGTGACCGCTTATACCGCTACAAGCTCAGACCACAACCTGACCTTTATCAGCTCTAATGCTTCAGCAACAACTATCACCATCCCTGACTTGTTTGAGATTGGTGAGCGCATCGATGTCATCCGCGATGGTGCTGGCACTGTGAGCCTGGCGGCTGGAACTGGTATTACTACTTGGGCTGGTGCTGGAACTGCTGGCACTGCGGTTACTTTCAAGATCAGCACTCAGTATGGTGGCGCTTCGGTTATCAAGGTTGCGGCTAACTCTTACCGAGTTATTGGAAGCATTACTGCCTGATGCTTATTCCTTTGGGTTTTTGGGCAGCTAGTGGGGCTGGTAGTGGTTCTGCTGGCGGTAATGCTATGGAGTTGATTAGCACACAGATTCTAGGCTCGACAGCCGCATCAGTCACTTTCAGTTCTATCCCTAGCACCTTCCGTCATCTCCAGGTGCGACTGACAGCCCGAGACACTTCGGCTGGAGGCTCTGCGGTTGTCCTTTATATGACTTTCAATGGTGATGTTGCTAACAGTTACAACCGCCACCGCCTCTATGGCAACGGCACATCAGTCATTTCAATGAATGCTGGAAGCGACCAAAATCTTTGGATTGGAGAATCTATCGGCTCCGATGGAGCCACTGGCAATTTTGGCGCAAGCATTACAGATGTTTTGGATTATGCACAAACTACTAAATATAAAACAATTCGCAGTTTCGGTGGTGTAACCGGTTTCAATGAAGTCAACATCATTTCTGGCGCTTGGCGCAATACGGCGGCGATTTCTACACTGAGGATTGCAGCTGGCTTGTCTACCTTTGCAGTCGGTTCGCGCTTCTCACTATATGGAATCTTGGGGTAATCATGCCATCTGCTCTTATACCGATTGCTTGGCAATCTCTCAGCTCTACTGCCTCAACTATTACCTTCTCTAGCATCAGCGGTGCTTATCGCGACCTCGTATGTGTTGTCAGCGCAAAGAAGGAAAGTTCAATGGGTGGAAATGTTGTCGAGATTAGCTTCAATGGCGATGCAACTAACAACTATCAGAATGTCGAAATGGCCGGTAGCGGTTCGGCAACTCAATCTAACAGCTTGCCTTATTCAGGCGTTCTTACTGCATGGCTGCAAGTAATTGATGAAACAACACCGAATACAATTGTTTGTAACATATTGGATTACAGCACCACTGACAAACATAAATCTACTCTGACTCGCTCAAGTCATTCGACTTATGGCACTACGGCAATGGCCTCAATGTGGCAAAGCACTAGCGCGGTTACATCCGTTGCTATTAAGCGAAATGGTGGGGCAAATTTTGCCGCCGGATCAACCTTTGCACTTTATGGAGTTTCAGCATGACCTATGGCGCTTTGATTCAGACACAGACTCTCGCTTCAGCAGTGTCATCCGTTACCTTTTCGGCTATTCCTGGAACTTACACAGACCTTTGTTTAGTCATTAGTGCGCGTGATGACGGCGGAACCTCGGGCAATATTTATGCCCGCTTCAATGGCGACTCAGCGAACAACTACACAAGCAAGATTCTATATGGCAATGGTTCAAGTGCTGGCTCGACTAGTGGTATTTCAAGTGGTGCTTATGTTGGTAAATCATCGGGTGCAACCAACACTTTTGGATCAAGCAGCGCAATTATTCCAAACTATGCAGGTTCAACTACAAAAAGCATTAGCACCGATGCGGTTGATGAGGCTAATGCTGTTACCGCAAACATCTCAGTCATCGCCTATAACTGGAGCGGAACAGCAGCAATAACAAGCATCGCTATGTTTAGTTTTACAGGAAATAACTTTTCTATTGGTTCAACCTTCTCTCTTTACGGCCTCACTCACTTCTAAGGAAAACAAATGACAACACCTATTGCTATCGAAGTAAACTGCGAAACTGGCGAAGTAATCGAACGCCCTCTAACCGCTGATGAAATCGCCGCTAATGCTGCTGCTGCTGAACAGGCTGTTGCTGAACAAGCACAGCGCGAAGCCGAAGCCACCGCAAAGGCTGAAGCCAAAGCGCAAGCCATCGCCGCTCTAGTCGCTCTCGGTCTAACCGAAACTCAGATTGCTGCACTAACCGCCTGATAAACTGTTATCAACCGCAACCCTGAAAGAACAATCATGGCTGAAACCACCGACCGCGAACTGCTAATAACCATTGTCAAAGATTTGACCGAGGTCAAAACTGAGATGCGCGGTTATCGCCAGCTGGAAAAGGATGTCCGCGATCTTCAGAAGAAGATTTACCAGATGACTGGTGTCAGCGGTGTTCTCGGCGGTGTCATTGTTGCGGTTGCACAGATTCTTGTGAGCATCAAGTGAAGTGCTTCTTTGAACCTGTCAAGGGTGTCGGCTGGGAACGCCGTGATGAACTCGGCAATACTGCCCCTTACCGCTCATCACCTCACAAAGGACTGGACTGGGGATTCAAGGGTGGCTCTGAGGGCAAGGAGATTCTTGCCATCCATGCTGGTGTTGTCACCGCTGTAACTAACAACCCTGCTTTGGGTTGGACTGCGATTGTGCGCATCGAGTGTGCCGATAACTGCAAGTATGTTGGCGAGCATATCGAATACAACCATATGCTTGCCAAGCCTAAGGTGAAGATTGGTGAGCGAGTCACTGGTGGCAACTATGTCATCGGTTTGATTGGCGCTACTGGTTCTTCCTTGTCGGCTTCGGGTGCAAATCACCTTCATGCTTCGATGGCTAAGAATCCTGTGCCAGGCTCTCAGGGGCTAGAGGCTAAGCGTGACTTGTTCAAACTGATTGACATTAGCAAGGCTGGCCGCAAGGCTGTCAAGGATGCATTGGCGGCGCAAGCATGAAGCGCCTAAAGCAAATCTGGTCTGTTGTCGCTGAACTACTTTGGCGCGGTTTCGGTTTGTTTCTGTTCATCCTTGGCGCTTCGGCAGGTGTGGGCGCGGTTGTAACCGGCTCATGGATCAATGGTGTGGTTATTGCTTGGGCAACTCTAATGCTGGGTGTTATCGGTGCGATTGGTTATGCGATTTCAACCACTGGTGTTGTCACTCGCTCGACTGTTGCTAAAGCCTCACAGGATGCTGTCCAGAAGGCACAGGAAGCCTCTAAGAAGGATTAGAACCGAGGCGCGATAGTTGCCTTAGTTGTCTGCGCTCGTGGGCTGTAAGGCCGCCAAAGATACCATGATCCTCGTTCGGCAGAGCATACTCTAAACACTCTAGTTTCATCGGGCATCGCCCACAGATTTGCTTTGCCAGCGCGACATCGACATTGCGCGACACTTGCCAGTCTTCGGGGTAAAAGATGTCTGGAACTTGCGCACACTCAGCGCCATCATTAGCCAGTATCGCTTCCATTAGTTTGCGATAGGACTTCTCGGCATCTTGGTTGCCAAAGGCGAAAATCTGCATAAGTGTCAGCCTACCCTAGTAGACTAGTAATAGTAAAACCCCAGCGATGTATTCAGCATCCTGGGGCATGGTCAAACTAATGAAAGTAGTTTCAACAAATGAAGCCTAACACTAATACCACTGTCGAGTCGCTGTTGGCTAAGACAAAATTAATGCCTAATGGCTGTATGGAATGGCAGCCAAGTCGCGATCGCGGCGGTTATGGCTATTACATGATTATGTATCGTAATCTGCGCGCTCATCGAGTCATGGCGGAATTAGTATATGGCCCTAGACCTGTAGGAATGGTTGTTCGCCATCATTGCGATAATCCTCCTTGTATCAATCCAGAGCATCTCACTTATGGAACTCACAAAGATAATGTAGCTGACAAGTTTGCCAGAGGTCGCGCGAATATTCCTTTTGGAGAAAATCATTGTCATTCAAAACTAACAAAAGAAATGGTTATTGCCATTCGCTCTGAGTATGGTTCAGGTATTAGTTATGACAAATTAGGTGTCAAATATGGGGTAAGTGGCGCGACTGTGAGAGACGCTGTCAAGCTCATTACTTGGAAGCATATTTAAATGTCTTATTAGTAGACCATAATAAAGTTGTCGAAAGGGAATGAAATGACTTCAATTAATCACTTGGCAGTAGAAAGCCTAGGCGATGCTGTATTAATAGGCAATTTTGAGAATGGCTCAGAGGGCTGGCATAATTTAAGAAATCAAAAGGGAGTTATTGGCGGATCACAAGTAGCAGCTATTTGTAACTTCTCAGCATGGGAAAGCCCACTGGCTCGCTACTACAAGGCAACAGGCCAGATAGATGACAAGGTTGAGCCTTCGATGTCTATGCGCTTGGGAACAAAACTTGAGTCACCCATCTTGGAAATCTTTGCTGAGGAACACCCAGAGCTTGAGGTGTTTACTGTCGGCACTTATGCCAGCGCGAGCAAGCCTTATCTTCATGCCAATATGGATGCGGTTTACAAGCACCGCGACACAGGCGAGTGGGGCATTGTTGAAATCAAGTTCTCTAGAGATTACTGGGCAAGCGAACCGCCTATTGGCTACCGCGCACAGGTCTTTCATTATTTCAATGTCACCGGCTTTAAGCAGGGCTATATAGCCGCGCTTGCTGGCTCTAGTTATATGGAGTTCCCGATTGTCTTTGACCAGTTCGAGGCTGACTATATCAGCGAGAAGGTCGAGGACTTCCACCGCCGAGTGCTTGAGTTGCGCCCACCAGAGTTCGATGGTGCGACCTCTACACTGGAAGCACAGCGCAAGATCAACCCTGAGATTGATGGTTCAGAAGTTGAGATTGCAGAGTTGCTTGGTATAGGTTTAGTAAATACTGCTACACGCATTGACGAGTTGACTGCCGAGCTGAACGAACTAAAGGCTCGGACACTTGACCAGATGGGCAAGTCTAAGACCGCGTTCATTGATGTTGATGGTGAGAAGTTTGTTGTTGCTAAACGGCAACAGCGAGGGGCTGGAAGCCCATTTATACAGGTAGAAAAGGGAGCAAAGAAATGACAGTTTTACTAGGGGATTTGGTCTTTGTATCAATCCACACTAAGCGGCATGGCATTACAGGTGTCCAGGGTGTTGTTACCGCGACAGGCGAGGTCGCTGACAAGCCAGATGCTTTCTGGATTCAGGTTGCCGGACTAAGCGCAACCCTTTACAGCGATGAAGTAACTATTGAGAAGGTGGGAAGCTAATGGCTAATGCTCGCGAGGTCATTCTGGCTGTCATGGAATCGGTGCAGGGGGTTGCCAAGCGCGACCGCAACTCTGCGCAAGGCTTCAACTTCCGAGGTATTGATGCGGTGGTCAACAAGGTTGGCCCTGCCCTGCGATCGGCTGGTGGGTTTATCTTGCCAGAAATCAAAGAGGCATCACACTCAACCGCTTTGACTGCTAAGGGTTCGACTGTAAATGTGGTTCACCTGATTGTGCAGTTTGGTATTTATGGGCTAGATGG